TGCAATCACAAAGGCAATCTCGCAGGTTGTAACAAACCGTTACAAGGCAGTTGAAGCCATCGTTATGGCTCCGGCGACTTGGTACTGGTTAGCATCACAGGTTGACGGCTCAAGCCGCCCACTGATCGTGCCTACCGGCAACGGCCCATTCAACGCTGCTGGTGTAACAACTACACCAGGCGCACCTGCTGGCCTTGTTGGCTCAATCTACGGCGTTCCAGTGTATGTTGACGCAACACTAAAGAACACCGCTGGCGCATCAACAAACCAGTCACCAATCTTGGTTGGCAAGTTCTCTGATTCTTACTTGTTCGAATCAGGCGTTAAGACTCGCGTTCTCCCAGATGTTCTGTCAGCAAACCTAACGGTTCGCTTCCAGGTCTACGGTTACGCAGCTCTAATCCACCGCTACGCGAAGTCAGTTTCTGGCATCAGTGGCACTGGTGCAGTTACGCCTTCAGGCTACTAATCCAAACAATGACGGTGGCGACCTTGGCAACAGGGTCGCCACTGCCATTTCCATAACTTAAAACTTTGTAGGGGTACAAATGGCAGGGATGAAAACTATTTTGCTTGAGGCAGTTGTTGCCTTGCAAAAGGTGATTGACAACAACGGCACTATTGAACAGGTGCTTGAGTTACTTGATCACAATCAAGACTTTCCAAACATCGAGCGTGAAACTCGATGAGGTCGCGCGAAACTGTTTGCATCGCGATTCCGCATAACGGCAACATTGATGCTCAAATGACTTTGGATTTGGTTTCGCTTATGCGTGACCGCCGAACAAGGATTGACTCGCTTCAGTTGGCGCATGGCACTGGCCTTCTTGCTCGGACTCGCAATCTGATTGTGAAAAACTTTCTTGATGATTCGAATGCTGACTGGTTGTTGATGGTTGATTCTGACCAGTCGTTGCCGATTTCGGCTTTCGATTTGTTGGTTGATTCTGCGCATAAGGATGACCGACCTGTTGTTGCTGGGTTGGTGTTCGCCGCTTTCTATGACAATGAAGTGTTGCGACCTGTTCCGGCAATCTATAACATTTCAGCTGATGGCGCGATGCTTCCGATTGACGACTATCCAAAGAACGAACTGTTTCAAATCGATGGTTCTGGTACTGGTTGCATTCTGGTTCATCGCGATGTTCTTAAGGCTATTCGTGCGAAGGCGACTGCGAATCAGGGAACTGACTGGTGTTGGTTCTTTGATGGCGCAATCGAGGGTCGTTGGTTCAGTGAGGACTTGTTATTCTGTCGCAAGATTCTCGCTCTCGGTTTTCCTATCTTTTGTCACACTGGCGCGATTCTTGGTCATCACAAACAGTTCTGGCTGGATGACCGCCATCACGATCAGTGGAAATCTGAAAATAAAATCTAATCTCTCGGGGGTAGTGAATACCCCTGCCACTATCCCCGAGTCCATTTTGAAGGAGTGTTAATGACCACGAATTACCCTAGTGCATTAGATTCATTTGTGAATCCAACTGCGACTGACGCATTGGATTCTGCTACTGTTCCGCATGCTGCTCAACATGACAACATCAATGATGCGATGGCTGCGGTTCAGGTCACTCTTGGGGTGAATCCCCAGGGCGGTTCGGCGACTGTTGTTGCTCGGTTGACTGCCCTTGATTCAACTGTTGCTGGCAAGGCTTCGCTATCAGCTGCTAATACTTTTACAACTGGAGCGCAAACTATTCGCGCTGGTTCTGATGCAACAAAGATTTTGATTTTACAACGCAATAGTGTTTCACAATCGGCAAACATTGTCAGTGTTGTTCAGAGTGACGGCACAACTGAACTTGCTCGTATTAGACCTTATGGGCAAATTGGCGTAGGTAGTTTGATTACTAACGCATTGGTGGCAATTAACCAGGATCAGGTAGGCGATAACCGAGGAATTGTTATTAAAGCCGGTGTAACTACTCCAGCTAATAACGCTATCGAGATTTTACCCCTAGCAAGTAATACGGCAGTTTTATCTGTAACTCATGGTGGCAATATTACGACCGCTGGAGATATAACTTCGACAGCCACAACAGGTTCAGTTACAGCAGGATTATTAAACGCAACCGTCGGAACGGTAACCTTAGGAACGATTAGTGATAACTCAAGAATTGGCACAATAAATCTATATAACGGCTCAGATGGCGGCAAGAGTCAAATTTTCCCTAGAACGGGCACATCAGCAACAACGATAAATTATTTGCCAGTTACTTCTGGAACTATCGCAGCACTAAACGACATAACTACTGACAATTTGACTGGCACATCATTACCAAATGTTACCTCCGTTCGAGGTACAACAATCCCAGCGTCATCAACTTTAATTACTTCGGCAACAACATCATTACCCAATATTACTTCGGTAAATGGTTCCACTATTCCAGCATCAAGCACTTTAATTACTTCGGCAACAACATCATTACCAAATGTAACTTCGGTGAATAGCACAACGATTCCAGCCTCAAGCACTTTGATTACATCAACGGCCTATCGTCAATCACAGCACACTCCATCTGGCAGTGTGGACATTGTGCCTAGGTATCAAGTTTCAGGCACTAGGGCAATGACATCTGGAACGATGTATTTCACAGGGTTCACACCAATAGCAGATTTGACTTTGACTAAAATCACAACAGTCATCACAGCGGTGACTGGTGCAACATCATTTCAGTATGGGTTGTTTTCTGTATCAGGAACAACTGTCACTTGTATTGCTTCAACTGCAACTGGAACACCGGCAACTGGTCTTTTGGAATTGTCGTTTGGTAGTAGTCAATCTATGACTGCAGGCTCAAACTATGCGATTGGTTTCCTTGCAGTCGGTGGTACTTCAGTAACTGTGGCTGGTGTAACTGTTCAAGCTAACCTTGTTTTGCAGGGCAACGGAACTGCTGGAACAGTTTTGGCACCATTGTTGGCTGCGTCATCCAATAGCACCACTTTAACTTCAATGCCAAGTGCTGGTGCAACAGTGGCTTTAGGTGTCGGCAATACTGCATCATTTGCTTTCGCAAGGCTTAACTAATGTCAGTTTGTCGCTCGGGTTGCCCGACACAAGATCATGAGTCCTATGGCGATTGCCTTCAGTCAGCGAACATCGCGATTGACAAAACATCTTTGAAAGTGAAGTGACATTGTGGTTGCGCAAACTTCTATGAGTCCTCGCGTTGTCACTGCAACTGTATCGCAAGGCACAAAATACAACCAACAATCTGTTGCCTACAATGCAAACATTGCTTACAACCAACCAGCGGCAACAAATGGTTCGGCAAGTCCTAGAACAGTTTCTAGTGCATCTATGAAAGCGAGATAGTCGATGGCTTCTTTTGACCTTGGTGATGTTGTTGCCCTTGGCATAACTATCACCAACAGTTCTGGCACTGCGCAGAATGCGACGGCAGTTGTCTGCACTGTGACTTTGCCTGATGGCACTAGCGCAACACCGACTGTCACTAATTCTGGTGCTGGTCTTTATGACATCGCCTACACGCCAAGCCAGTCGGGTCGTCATGTGATTCGTTGGGTTGCTACTGGTACGAATGCGAGTGCTTTCACTGACGAGTTCACTGTTCGCGATTTGACGACTTTGCCGGTGGTGTCCTATGACATGGCTCTTGAGCATCTAAACATTCCAGCGGCTTCTGCTAACCAGGAGGAAATCCGTCGGTTCATCGATGCTGCGCAGGACTTGGCTGAGAACTATGTTGGCGCAGTTCTTGGTCGCCGAACGATTACTTCGGAACTTTATGACGGCAACACTGATGTTTTGCGCCTTCGTAATCCTCGCGCTATTAGTATCACGAGTGTTTATGAGAACGGCGATTTATTAGATTCGAGCCAGTACCTTCTCGATCCGACAGGTCAGCGACTCTACCGCTTGACTACTTCGAGCCTGTCATCGACAACTTATGGTGCGTATGGCTATTGGGCAGCAGGGGTTAGTTCTGTGTCGGTGACTTATGTTGCTGGCTACACAGTTACACCGCCAGCAGTTCAGCAAGGTGTGTTGGAAATCCTTCGTCACCTATGGCAAACCCAGCGTGGCACTGTCAATGTGATGAGCCGAACTGGCACTGGTGATGACTTCTACACTGGCGCAACCTATTCGTTGCCTCGTCGGGCGATGGAACTTCTCGACCCTGCAAGTTTGCCTGGGCTGGCGTAATGGCGACCACTGCCCTGCCACAGGTCATAAACGGCATTCTGACGGCTTTTAACGCTAGTGCTGGTCTTACAGGTGTTCGCATCTTTGACGGCCCTGAGATTGACGCTAGTTACCCTGGCGACTTTATCGCGGTCGGTCATGACGGTAGCGAGGATGGCGAAGTTTCGGTTTCAAATGTGACTCAATCTTTCGAACAACTCGGCAACTTGAAACAGTTCGAGGATGGCACTGTCGATTGTTGGCTTGCGACTTGGGATGGCGGAACAAGTTTGTCTGACCGTCGCGCTCGTGTGGCAACATTGCTCTCAGCTGTGGACACTGCTATTCGCGCCGATGTTTCCCTTGGTGGGGCTTGTATCTATTCAAGTTTAAGCAATCATCAAATGAGTTACATCCAAGCGAACAACGGAGTTGCCATCTCGGTAACTTTCACCATCGATTACCGCGCCAGAACTTAGGAGTTACTAATGGCAAAAATAAAGAATGTCTGCCCACTAGGCGACTTGTATGTGCCGGAACTTGGTTTTGAAATCAAGTTCGGCGAAACAGTAGAAGTTTCAGATGAGATGGCTGCTCGAATGCTCGAAGCGCCTTTCAACTGGAGTTCAGGGGATAGCAAGAAATCATCACCCGATCCAGTCGCAACGACTGAAACCCAAGAGGAGAAATAACAATGGCAATCGGTTCAGGCATTGGCTCGTGGCTAGGCATCAAGAAGGAATCATCTTTCAACACTGCTGTCACAGTTGACCGTTTTTATGAGTTCAATAGTGAAAGTGCAAAATACACCAAGAACACTGTTGTTGGTCAAGGGCTTCGCTCTGGTGGTTTGACTCCTCGTGCGAATCGTCGCGTTGTCACAACCTTCATGGGTGAAGGTGACTTCGAAGTTGATTTGCCGACTCGCGGTTTGGGCTTACTTCTTAGCCTTGCGACTGGTTCAGTTCCAACAGGAACATTGGCTAGTGGCGCTTACACTTATTTATTCACAGCGCAAGATTTACTTGGCGACAGTTTCACAACTCAGGTCGCTGTTCCTCAATACGGTGGCACGCTCACCTACAAGACTTTAACTGGTTGCAAGATGACTAACTTCGAACTCTCTGTTGGTGCTGGTGACATCGCCAAGGGTAAGTTCAGTTTTGACTCAGCAGGTTTCACAAGCGGTTCATCAACTTCGGCCACGCCTGCTTACAGCAACTATGCGACAACGAACTTGTTCCACTTCGCGCAAGGTTCAATCACTGACAATGTTTCAACAACTTATGCCAACATCAAAGACTTCAGTCTGACTGTTGACAACTCGTTGAAAACGGATCGCTTCAACCTTGGCTCTGCCGGTGCGAAGGCTGAACAAATCATCAACGGTTTCCGCACCATCTCAGGTAAGGTAACTGCCGAGTTCACTGACACTGTTCTGCTCGATAAGTTCATTGCTGACACCACTGCTGGTTTGAAACTAACTTTCACCGGCGCAACTGCTGGTTCAACCACTGAACTTCTAAGCATCACACTTCCAGCTTGTAAGTTCGATGGCGATGTGCCAATGGTTTCAGGCCCAGGCGTTATCGATGTTTCGTTCGGTTTCACTGTCTATGACAATGGCACTGATGAGCCTTTCACAATCACTTACCGCACTTTAGATTCAACGCTTTAATCATGTTTCGCGATAGTCAGCGCGAAGTTGAAAGTCAAGACTTTCGCAATTTCTACATGTTGACTCGCAACATCGATAAAAAGATTCTGGCTAACGCAAAGAAGTCGCTCAAGAAGGCTGCGCAACCTGCGGTTGTTGAGGCCAAGCGAGCAGTTCTTGCTACACCTTCCGAGGCGCATCATCATTTTGAAGGTGCGCCTCGACCAAGGTTGAGCCTGCGAGCAACGATCGCGGCCTGCATCAAGGTTGGTTTCAAATCCACTAAGAAGTCTGCTGGCGTAGTCATCAGGGTTGATGCTAGACAGTTTGCCAAATTAAGCGAAGCCGGTGGGCGCACTGGTAACAAGATTGGCAAACTTCCTCGCTATGTCGAGGGGCGCATTAAGCGTTGGAAGCATCCTGTGTTCGGACAGAACATGGACAAACCAGCGGATTGGCCGATTCAACAATCACATCCGTTCTTGCGTAAGTCAGTTATGAAGCACAAGACAGAGTTTGTTGAAGCAATGGCTCACGCTGTTGATGATGCTTTCACAGAACTAAAGAAAAAGGGCTACTAAGTTCAAACTAATAAGGGGTAAAAATGCCAGTAAAAATCAATGACAAAATCTACAACCTGCCAGGTGATAACGGTGAGCGTGGCATCACGATGGGTGAACAAAATCTGGTCGAACGCCAGTTCAAGAAACCTATTGAAAAGATGTTCGCAGTTTTCAACATCTCAGCAAAGGCTCGCAAGTCTTTATCTGAGGAAAAGCAAGACGAGTTGGAAGTTGCTTCTCGCGAAGTATTTCTGGCAATGGTCTGGATTGCTCGGCGCAGGGCTGGCGAGAATCTCACTTTTGATGAGGCTGTCGATGTTGAGGTCGAGTTGCTCGATGTTGTGGAGAACGATGCCGACCCTTTAGGGGATCAGGCAGAACAGTCAACGACAAAGTCCTAAGCAACCTGCCTTTGCTCATGCACACCTATCCAGGCATTACGCCTTGGAATGTGTGGGATTTAACCAGTCAAGAGTTTGAATTGCTTTTGGCTTCCGCAAAATCTGAATAGGAGTTTTCATGTCACGAACAACCGACTTGATGGTGAACATCTACGGTAATGACAAGAGTGCCAGCAAAACTCTCAAAGGTGTCGGCAAAGAAGCTGATACCGCTAGCGACAAGTTCAAGAGAATGGGCAAGGTTGCCGCCACTTCTTTTGTAGCGGTTGCTGGTGCTGCGGTTGCGTTCGCGACTTCAGCTGCGAAGGCTGCTGTCGAGGATCAGAAGTCGCAAAAGATGTTGGCCGCTTCTATCAAGAACACTGCCAAGGCTACTGATGCGCAGGTGAAATCCACTGAGGATTTCATCACCAAGATGCAACTCACTTATGGCATCGCCGATGACAAGTTGCGACCAGCGTTCTCGACTTTAACTCGAGCAACTGGTGACTTGACTGAATCGCAAAACTTGATGCAAGTTGCGATGGATGTTTCTGCCGGTACTGGCAAGGATTTGTCTGCGGTTTCTTTGGCGTTGGCTAAAGCACACAATGGGAACATTGGCGCTTTGACTCGTCTTGGTGTTCCGCTAGATAAAGCAATCATCAAGAATAAAGATTTCAAGGGCGCACTCGAAGTTCTAACAAAAACTTTCAACGGTTCTGCCAAAGAGGGTGCGAAAACTTTCGCAGGCAAGATGGACATTGTTAAGCAAAAACTTGGCGAAGCCAAGGAACAAATTGGTTATGCGTTGATGCCTATTCTCACAACGATGGCAACATACTTGACGGATACTATCGTGCCGAATGTTCAGGCTTTCGTTGACGGTTTAACTGGTGTGAAAGATGGCAGTGATGGTGCGCATAGTTCACTTAAAGACTTAGGCGAAAAGACTCGAGATTTTTTCAAGTTCATAGGCGATCACGAGGAAATGCTTAAACGCATTGGAACAATCATTGGCGCAATCTTTATCGGTACGAAAGCCTCGGCTGCAGTTAGCGCAATGACATCGGCTTTGGCCTTGCTTATTCCTTCTTTTGGAGGAGTAGCAACAGCGGCAGGTACGGCAGCAGCAGCTGAAGCCGCAGCCACTGGCGGTGCTTCGTTAGCAGTAGCCGCACCAGCCATTATTGGCATCGCAACTGCTTTGGGTATTGGTGGACTTGCTGCCATGTATACCTGGAAAGGTAGCAAGTCTGGCGGTAAAGATACGGCCAAAGCCTTGTCAGCCATTCGCGCAGGAAAGCCAATAGATTTCTCTGGTTCTGTTACTACAACTAAAGGCGCAGGTGCGCAGGGTGGAAGGACTGCTGACCTTTTTGGCCATCAAAAAACAAAACTTTACAATGGCACGACTTACATTTATGACGATGTAAAGAAAAAATACTATGTGCCTGACATCTCAGGCAAAAAAGATTATTCGGTTCAGCCTCGCGCTGTTGGTGGTTCTGTCGTTCGCGGTGGTTCATACATGGTCGGCGAGAATGGCCCTGAAATGTTCACGCCTTCAGCCAGTGGTTCAATTACTCGCAATGAGAATCTTGATGGTTCTGTTTCTCGGGGAACTTCTTACATGGTCGACGAACATGGGCCTGAAATGTTCACGCCTTCAGCCAGTGGTTCAATTACTCGCAATGAGAATCTTGGTGGCGGTATCGGTGGAACAACTGTTCACATCCATGTTGCTGGTTCGGTTATTCACGAAAAGGATTTGGCGGTCACTGTTCGCGATAACATCGCTCAGCTGATGCGTCGTCGAGGACTCAACCCAGCAATTCTTGGAGTGTAGTTCATGGCACTTTATGACGGCGTGAATGCGCCAGTAATCAAAGTGTATTTCGACACCGGCAACCGCAATCAGGGAAAGTTCATTCTGAACTATTCCCTGTTGGGTGGCTCGGATACTCTCGGCACTTACACGCCTTTTTCAACCTTGACTCAACTGCCGACAACTGATGTGAAAAAAATTAGCATCCGTCGGGGTCGTACTCGCGAGGATCAGCAGGTTCAACCTGGCTCTTTGACTTTGACCTTGGACAATACTTCGGGCAACTATGACCCTGAGTTAAGCAAGACAGGAACTGTTACCGCAGCCACTGGCGCGAGTGGCGTTGTCACTTACACCTCAACCAACACTTTGGCAGTTGGCGATGTTGTCACCATTGTTGGCTTGTCGGTTAGCGCATTGAACCTAAAACTTCAAACAGTCACTTCGGTGTCTGGCACTCAGTTCACAGTTGCGAACGCTGCGACTGGCACTTGCTCAGGACAGACTGCGACTTACTATTCAGGCTATGTGAACACCAGCAATCAAAACTTTCTTTACATGGGAACTGGCGTTCGAGTAACGGCAACCATGTCTGGCGGAACTGAATACAATCTTTATACCGGTTTCATTGAGGCAATGGATAAAGACTTATCTCTTGAACCAACTGTCACAATCACTTGCGTTGATGCGATGGCTCAGATAGCGAAACTGCGAACCAACATCGACACCAATAACTTCAGTGACGATGAAGCGGTTAACAGTATTCTGACCAGTGCTGGCTGGAATGGGATTGCTTATTTTAGTTCTTACTATTACACAGTCAGCAGTGTTCCAACTGGTAATGCTTTGGACATGATTGATGCGATTACGAGTCCGCAACTTGGTATGTTTTATGTTGATACTGATGGCAATGCGCGTTGGAGCAATGGTGGGGCTTTCTCGGCAGCTTCATTCGCTATTGCGACTAAACGGTTGACTATGACTGATGCTCGCACCAGCACTGATGTTGTTGAGTATGACGACATCAGCGTTATTGGTGGCGAGAAATACATGCGCAACACAATCAATACCACTAACACCAGAACTGATGGCGTGGTTCAAACAATCACCAAGTTTAACTCGGCAAGCACTGGCAGGTTCGGCCCTGTGGCTGCGGATGCGACAATGTATTTCATTGCCGCAGATGCTTCAACGGCAACGCAGAATCTTGCTGACCAGTTTGCGACACCAAAATACCGAGTCGACAAAATAGGTTTCGATTGTGTTGGATTCTCATCAACCCTGTGGAACAACATTGTTCGAACAGATTTGGGCAGTGCGGTCATTGTAAAGCGCACACCAATCTACACATCTGAATTGACTTACAACTGTTGGGTTCAAGAAGTGACCCACGACATCACACCAAACAACTGGCGAATGTCTTTGACATTGAGTCCAGCAACCTAAGGGAGTAACTAATGGCAGCAGGTTTTCCAGCAAAAACTTCATTCACTGATGGTTCGGCTTTGCCGGCATCAGACTTGAATGACCTTGGCGGAACGATTAATAAGATTTACAACTCGACCTATTATCCAAACCAGTTGAGTTTGACTTCGACCAGCGACTCGGTGCTTCGACCTTTACCGTTCGCAACATCGACTGATAAATACAACTACACGACAAACATCGCCTCTGGTGCTGCCACTTCGGTGACTTTCACTTTTACTCGATCAACTCGATTCACACAGATTCCAATTGTCACCGCGACTGCTGAAGTCACTGGCTCGGTTGCTGTCTATGCTGCCTGTTCCACTGCCAGTGTTTCGAAAACAGGTTTGACGGTTCGTGTCTACAATGTCGGCGCGAATACAATCACCAACACTTACATTCACTACCACGCCATCCAAATGACGGATGCCGCCGCCGATAACAACTAGGGGAACTAATGCCTAACATCAACCTAACCTGCCACACCGAGGAATGCCCGAATGATGGATTCACAATTGTTTTCACTGATCCTGCCGACCTTGTTATCTGTGGCGGATGTCATCGAGAAATAACTGACAAGACACCAGCCGACACTAAGGAGTCCTAATGGCTATCACTTCCGCACAATACACAATCACCACAACGGCAAGTCAAATTGTTGCTGACAGTGTCGCAGCTGAGGAAGTTCACCTTCACACTTCAGGTGGCTTGCTCTATGTCGGCGATGCTGGCGTGACAACTTCGAACGGTTTACGCCTAGATTCTGGCGACAAGATAACTTTCAACACTCATGTTGGCCCAATGTACGCAGTGACCAACACTGGCTCGACCACTGTTTATGTCGCGGTGATTGAAAAGTAATGAACAACATCTCTATTCCTGATTGGGTTTCAACTGTTGCCAGTGGTCTTGCGATTGCTGGCGTATTTGGCGCAGTCATTTCTCGCCTAGTCAAGTCCTGGCTTCATGATGCGATGGTGGAACTTCGACCAAATGGTGGCGGTTCAACTTATGACCTAGTACGCAAGGCCGCTCGCGATGCGGAACGCGCAGCGTTCGCCGCGGAACGCGCTTGCGATCAGGCAATGGATGTTCGCGAACAAGTGGACACAATGATTGAACGAGTTTCAAACCTTGAGCAAACGGTGATTTCGTGGACACCGAAAAAGACTGCGCCAAAACTACCAGCCAAGAAGTCGAACCCAAGAGGAGTCAACAATGTCGAAAAGTAAATTCACAGGACTTCAAGCTTATGGTCACATGAAGCACCTAATGTTGAACCACATCAGCGGTGTTCAGGGTCGTTGCCATGCAACTTGTCAGAATGCTTGGGGTTTGCCAGTGAAGTATGCCAGCGCAATCGATGCTTGGAATCATGTTCCTGCGAAGGCTCGTCATACTGACCCAACGAAAGCACCGATTGGCGCACCGCACTTCTTCGATGGCGGTCAATACGGCCATGTCGTTTTGCAGTCTGGCACTAAGGGCATGGTCATTGGTACGGATGCACCGACCAACAACTATGTTGGCGAAGTTCCATTGACTTGGTTCGCTACTCATTGGGGTAAGAAGTATCTCGGTTGGGCGAGTGTCTACAACGACACAGTCCTTCAACTCGACAATATGCCCAAGTAAGGATTCACAATGAAAACAAAGATGCTCATCAGTTACCTGCAAAGCCTGTTGGCAACAGCGTTGACCGCTGCCCTTGCCATTGGTAAGTCGCCACTAGATTTCACCAGCGCCGACCTCAAGATGATTGCGAACTCTGTTTGGGTTGCTTTCATTCCTGTTGTTATTCGCGCACTATCAAAGAACGACCACGCGTTCGGAGTGAATGCGCAATCTGGCAATCACTTGGATGTTGTAGTTTCAGAACAGCACTAACTCTCAAGCAAAGGACTAGCAGGGGCATGAGTTTAAGCAACGACCTTTTGACACTAGCTGACAAGCCTTCGCCAAGGCATTCATGCCTAGTGCGAACTATTCTTGGCAACCTTGACGACATCGATCGTGAAGCACTGATGGTCACTCTGAACAATCGCACTATCAGCAATGCTGAAATCAGTCGCACACTAATTGCGAACAACATCATGGCCAAGCCTGGCGTTATCGCTAAACACCGCAACCGAGATTGTTCTTGCAATGTCCTTGAGCGATGACCTTGAAACCCTAGCCAAGGCTGGGGCATCAGGTTCAGACATTCGGGCATTGAATACACCTGAAGGCTGGCGACCTCGACTTGAGGTTGATGCCGGTGGTGGTTTCCTAATCTCGACACCGCGCACCGCTGGCGAACTGCCTGATGCTGCCGACCTGTTGGCGGACTTTGATCTTGACCCGAGCCAGTGGATTGTCACTGCGGTTCGGCGTTCGCGTTGGCAACGCTATGACGGCGAGTGGCTTGAGGCTGCTCGTGTTTCGTTAGCACCAGCGAAAGCCATCAGCACTGCCCTTGCGCAGGACACTGAGCAACTTATTTCTGCCCTTATGAAGTGGCGACCTAGCACCCGACAGAAGCCTCACACAGGCTCGCTGTCGGGTTTATTTTGCGTTGGTGACACTCAGTACGGCAAGGATGCTGGCGACGGTACAGACGGCACTATTCGGCGCATGAACGATGGGCTTGAGGCTTCCGTTGGCAGGTTCAAGGAACTGGTGAAATCTGGTCGGGGCATTGGTCAGGTTGTGTTGCCACAACTCGGCGACTGTATCGAGGGAAGCACCAGCCAGCGTGGCGGTGTTCTTGGTCGTTCGGACTTGTCAGTCACTGAGCAGGTGCGAATTGGTCGCAGGGTTCTGTTGAACTGGATTAAGACATTCGCACCACTAGCCGAGTCTTTGCTTGTGCCAGTTGTGCCAGGCAACCATGATGAAGTTCATCGCATTGTTCTCACTGATCCGATTGACTCGTGGCAAATTGAAGTTGTGTCAGCTGTGCAAGATGCCTGCGCTGAGAACCCTGCCCTTGCCCATGTCGCGTTCAGATACCCTGAACGCGATGCGCTGGCACTGGCAATGAACCTCTCAGGCTCGATGGTGGGTTTCGTGCATGGTCATCAGGCTCGCGACTTGCCTCGCTGGTGGGAAGGTCATGCAACTGGCCGAACGCCAGTCGGCGGTTGCGATGTTCTAATCTCAGCGCATTATCACCACTACAAGGTCAGCCAAGTTGGGCCAAGATTGTGGATTCAAACACCAGCAATGGATGGCGGTTCGCCTTGGTTCAGGAATACTCGCGGACTGGAATCGCCGACCGGCATTGTCAGCCTCGTTGTTGGTGAGGATTACGACCCGAGGCGCGACCTCGTAGTTCTGGCAGGAGAAACAAGATGAACACCGCAATCATTGTGCCGAGTAGGAATCGACCGCACAACATCAAAGAGTTGCAAAAGGCACTGACGGACACCGAATCCAGTTCAGAGTTGTTCGTCATTGTTGACCATGACGATGAAACCCTTGAGCAATACGATCAACTAGAAAACAACTTCACCGAGATTCTGTGCTTCGAGCGTGGTCGAAAGGGTATGGCCGACCCATTGAATGCTGGCGCAAGAATGCTCGCATCGTTGAATCGGTTTCATTACTTTATTTTTCTTGGCGATGATCACCGACCGCGAACCCTGCATTGGGATAAAGTGTGGCGCATAAATCTTGATGAATTAGGCACAGGACTTGTCTACGGCGATGACCTATTGCAAGGGGCAAACCTACCAACCGCAGTTGGAATGACCGCAAACATTGTTCAAACATTGAACGGCATGATTCCTGACGGCTTCGCGCACCTTTACCTAGACGACTTCTGGCTTCGACTAGGGCAAGACCTGAACGCCATTCGATACCTGCCCGAAACTGTTGTCGAACACTTGCATCCAGTGGCAGGGAAAAGTGAATGGGATTCTGGCTATCGAGAGGTTAATTCAAACGAAATCCAAAACGCTGATGCAGAAATGTTCCACAACTACATCAACAGCGACGACTATCGTCAGCTAGTGGAAAGCCTGAGCGCATGAAAATCCTAATCACCGGCAACGCTGGTTTCGTTGGTCGTGCTTTCCACCGACACTTCGCAAACCAAAACCACGACATTGTCGGCATCGACATTGTTAATGGCATCGATGCTCGCGACTTTTTTCGAACCGATAAAACCAAGTTCGACCTAGTCATTCACCTCGCCGCAGTTGTTGGCGGTCGGCGAATGATTGAAGGTTCGCCACTGGCGCTGGCAGTTGACCTGTCTATCGATGCAGAAATGTTCGGCTGGGCTGTTCGCACCAAGCCTGGGCGAATTGTTTATTTCAGCAGTTCGGCAGCGTACCCAACAAAACTTCAACAAAACGGTTGGGAAACTCGGCTCTGGGAATCCGACATTGACTTGTCGAAAATCAGCAATCCTGACCTGACCTATGGTTGGGCGAAACTTACTGGCGAAATGTTAGCAGCTCATGCCCGAACACAGAGCTTGAAAGTTTCAGTGTTCCGACCGTTCTCAGGGTACGGCGCAGATCAAGACTTGGACTATCCGTTCCCAACATTCATCAAGCGTGGGATTGATAAACAATCACCTTTCCAAGTGTGGGGTGACGGCAAACAGGTTCGGGATTTCATTCACATTGATGACATTGTTGGCGCAGTCATGGCTGGCATCGATGCTGATGTTGAAGTTTCAAACCTTTGCAGTGGTCGCGCAACATCATTCAACGAGTTGGCCGAGATGGTGATGAAGGCTAGTGGATACGATGCGCCGGTCGAACACTTAACTGCTGAACCTGTCGGTGTTTCGTATCGGGTTGGCAACCCTGAAAACATGCTCAAGTTTTATGTGCCGAAAATAAGTTTGGAACAGGGAATCGCAATGGCATTGGAAGGACTCAGATGAACCGAATCGACATTCTTAACGAAGCAATCGAGCTGACAGGTGGCGACCGCAACCGCAAGGCTGGCGACTTCGTCACCAACCATTCAAACATTGCCAAAATCTGGTCAGTGATTCTTGGCATCGAAGTCCAACCTCATCAGGTGGCATTGTGTATGGCAGGGATGAAACTTGCTCGTTGTGTTGCCAGTCTTGATCGTGACCATTTCGTTGATGGCGCAGCTTACTTCGCAGGGGCTGGCGAGTGCGCCAATCCTGATGAGGATTTTTGACAGTCGCAACCATGCCCTAGGCTGGAACTGTCGCAAAGGTCTGGGAAGTGCCTACGCGGAAGCAACCTAATCTGGTGAGGCTGGCGGTTAATTCCTTTCCTGCCAGCCTCGCCAGTCAATAACTGAATACAAAACCCCTGAAATCGTAATGGTTTCAGGGGTTTATTTTTTTTGCTCAATTTCGGCGAGTCGCTTGCGCTTTCGATTTGACAGGCACTAAGTTAAGGGATGTGGCCAAGGGGTCACGCTTCAAGCAAAGGAAACCGAACACATGAAAAACACCACCACCGAAACAGTGACCGCGTTCCAGCGACTCAATAAGAAAATCACGAAGGCTGAAGGCTTGGCATTGGCTGAAAAAATGCGACTAGAAAACTTGACGATTGAGGATTTGGCAAATCATTGGAATCCGCTAATGCTTCAGGCAGTTGCCAGCAATCACATTGACTTGAATCACATTGAGTTCACAACCCAAGCACCTATTCATGGCAATGATTGCCTTGTATGTGGTGCGGTTCGGCTTGGTGCGTAATGTCTGCCATGTCAACGATTGACCTAGTTGTCAAAGAGAACCACATTCCCGAAGGCAAGCCAACTGAAGGATTCATTTCAATGGTTGCCTCATTCATGCAAGAACAAAATCTTTCGCTTGAAAAAGCCATTGACGAAAGTTTGCCATTCTGGACACAACTCTGTGGCGACTGCCTAACACCAGCAAAATGGTCGGCTCGCAAGAACCGCTGGACTTGTAATCGGTGTGGTGCGTAATGAGTGCCTACAACGAACTACTGATTCGAACCCTGCTCGCCTTCGCGGTTGTCTGGATTCTCGCCAGTATCTTTCACAATCAAATCAAAGAGAAACTGCAAAAGCAACATCGCGAAACCCTGAACCGCTACCTGCAAGAACTTCGCCACCTACGCAACCAGAACGCTGACCTGTCCTATGAACTCAGCCAGTTGCGAGGCAAGAAGTGAGTAAGCAACGCGCCAAAGGTACAGCTGCGGAAACGGCGGTCGTCAACTATCTGAAAGCCAACGGCTTTCCTAATGCTGACCGTTCGCCACTGCGCGGAGTCCTAGACAAAGGCGATGTCACTGGCATTCGCAATGTCGTCATCGAGATCAAGAACCAACGCACCTACGCAATTCCGGCATGGCTTCGCGAGTTGGAAGTTGAGGCAACTAATGCTCAGGCAACCAGAGCGTTCCTAGTGGTCAAGCCGAACGGTGTTGGCGCATCCCGAGTCGGCGACTGGTGGGCAGTGATGCCTCTCTGGCGCATGGCAGAACTGTTGAGGGGTCGATGAGCAATGACCCATTCACACAATTCAGCCTCACCTTGCCGAACTTCCCTAACGCTGCCTGCGCCGAAAGTGACTTCAACCCTGACACCTGGTTTCCCGAAGCAATTCGCAACCCAAGTGTTCGAGAGCAAGACACATTCATCGCCACCGCAATCTGCGGTCAATGTCCTCATCAAGTGGACTGTCTGCAATTCGCCTTGGACAACCGCATTGGTGACGGCATCTGGGGTGGCAAGTTGCCCGAGGAACGCCGACAACCAAACCAGTCGAAGTCGGCGGTTCGCCAAGCGAAGTTGGATGCGGTTCGTTCGCTTCTGGCGCGAGGAATGAAACTCGACCGCGCTTGCGCGGATGTCGGCATCTCAACAAAAACCTTCGACCGGTATCGGCACTTCGAAAAGAACGGCTGGCCATCTCAAGTCTCAAACCAAAGACCAAACAGAACAAAAGCAAAGGAAAACAAATGACAACAATCGCATGGATCACCTCGCTGGTGGTCGCTATCTACCTCGGCAGGTGGATTCAGAACCGCAAGACAAGTGCCTACTGGTCACAGTGGTACACCGACAAACTCGAAACCTTTAGCGCAGGCCAAGTCAAGGCACGCATTCAATTCGAGCAAGAACTCAAGGACAGCAAACTTTCGTGGATGAAAACAGTCGTTCACGCCTACAACGCAGGAATCAAAGAAGCGAAGGAAAAAGAATCAGCATGAGCCTTCAAATCAACCCAGAGGAAATCGACTTCGACCCAGGCGTTGCCGACCTGATTTCACGCCTACGCCGCCTGAAAGCTGAGATTGGCGAACTACAAGAACAGGCAGACATTCTCGCCGAGCAAATCAAATCAGCGATGGGTGATGCACTCATTGGCACTGTCAACGGTGCGCCAGCAGTTCGCTGGACAATCGTTGAATCCTCGCGCTTCGATGTTAAGAAGGCTCGCGAAGTGCTACCACAACAAGTCATTGACTTGCTTGAAGTGAAATCAAAGTCACGCCGATTCCAGTTGCTTGATGGCGGTGAGCAGTGGTGACAGTCATGCCACTAGAACCGCTGACAGTTGACCAGCCAGGCATTCCCGACATCGAGGAATGGCAAGTCGATGACAAAGCCTAGTTTCAAAGCACCAGCAACACCGGCGAAACAACTTGAGCAGCGCATTGCTCGAATCATTCGCAATAGCGATTCGAACAAGCCACGCAGTCTGCAAGTCAACATCGGCCCAAGTGAAGTCGGCGAACCTTGCCTTCGAAAATTGTCATACAAGTTGATTCAAGTGCCGAAGGTGAACGCCTTTAGCGATCCTTGGCCAGCAATCAGCGGAACGGCAATTCACGAATGGCTAGCGACAGCGTTCGGTGAAACCGATGACGGCGAGTTCTTGGTTGAACATCGCGTGACTGCTCGACCTGGACTGTCGGGAACGGTTGACCTGTTCGATGTAGCCAATGGCATTGTCATTGATCACAAGTGCGTTGGCGCAACCTCGATGAAGGCTCGCAAGTTGGAAGGCCCAACTCATCAGCAGATTGTTCAGCTACACATCTACGCCTACGGATTGGAACAGCAAGGTCACACAGTCAAGCAAGTGGCATTGGCGTTCTATCCCCTAGGCGGAATGCTCTCGGGGCTTCATGTGTGGGTTGGTGACTACAACGAACAGATTGCCCTTGATGCGATGTCGCGCATGGATGACTTGATTACCTTGCTGACCGTTGCCGATGTTGAGGACAACCCAGAGAACTGGTCAATCATTCCAGCGACACCATCAAGGATGTGCAACTACTGCCCTTGGTACACGCCAGAGAGCGACGACTTGACCAAAGGATGTGCTGGCAAATGAAAGTTGTTTCTTTCCTACTCGGTGCGATTACCGGTGTATGGATCACCGCTGGCCTAGTTATCTCAGCGCAAGTGGTTCGCGCCTACCGCGACAGCATCGACCAAGACCCTTGGCAGGAATACGCAGCTGAGGAAGCACCAGCAAAACCCTTCGATTGGGAACGCTGGAAATCAGCTGACGAAATCAACCAAGAACGCAAAGCAAAGAACGAGTTCTATTCACGCGAGGAAGTCGAAACCGACACTCACGATGACGAGGAACTTTAACCCACAAACCACCACTAGCAAATCGTTAGTGGCACAACCAAACACAACACAAAGGAGAAAGCACATGACTTTCACATCACCAGCCACCAACAGTGGCGACTATGTGAAAATGGCAGACCTTAACGGTCACCTATGCATTTTCACACCAGTCGAGTTCATTGACTCGATCACAACTGCGATGGGTGAAACCCAAGCAATCAAGGCAACAGTCGTTGACCTAGACACCAACGAGGAACATTCAGATGTTCTGTTGTTCAACAAGGCAATCATCACCAGCCTGAAAGCCAACATTGGTGCGCAAGTATTGGCACGAGTCGGGCAAGGAATTGCCAAGCCAGGCAAATCCGCGCCATGGATTCTTAACGATGCGACAACCGACAGCGCAGCTGTAACCAAGGCCACCACCTACCTAGCCGCACAGGCAACCGCAGGACTCGTTGGCACAACGCCAACACCAGCACCAGTTGCCAGTGGGCTATCGGCAGAGGCACTGTCAGCACTCGCTGGCGTAGCCGATGTGAACGACCCAGCCATCGCCGCTGCCCTAGCCAGTTTGGCTGCCAAGAAGTAACCCGACTTGCCCACAACTCGTCAGGGGTGGCGTTGTGGGCATTCCGGCAGGCAGTGGCTCTGTGCCTTGTTAGTCACTGCCTGCCATCCACTACGAAAGGAAACCCGATGAGCAAAACAATGAAACAAATCATCATCGATGCCTACCAGCAGGACACCGATTGCGGACATCAACATCCGCCATTCGTGAACGCCTGCCGAAACTGTGTCGCCAACACTATCGAGCGCGAAGTCCGATTCTGGCTTGCCCAAGACCTGCGACTCGTTCTCGAGATTGCCTTAGATGGTGTCACCGACAAGCCGACCATTGATTCTGACTACTTCCAAGGCTGGCGCGATGCAATCGCTCACCTCGACCCGAGTGGACAGGCGTTCCTCGACATCGTTAGCGATGTTTTCACCGGTCGAGAGTTGAGCAACTGATGAATGACCAAGAAAAAAA